CAGAATTTCGGCTCCATTATAAGTAACGAATCAGGTCAGCGGTAGTTCTGATGCTATAATTATAGCACTAAAACGTATGTATATGCAGCGGAAAAAAATGTTAAGGGTAATGCTATCGGACAAGGAATATGAAAAACTCAAAAACTATGCGGCAAAGACAGACCGAAAGGTATCAGAGACAATCAGGGATTATATCAAGGGTTTGTCCGAGTGATTGTTCGTCTCCTCATACCCGCCTCATCTCCCTCGATCTAAAGATTCCAAGTCTCGTGAGACGGGCAATCGTCGCCTCACCTGCTATCCCCCTCACCGCCAAACGGAGTACCGTTCTGGCGGGAGTACCCCGCAGTTCACAATGGGTACTATATGCATATAGAGCTTATCAACTGCAAAATGTCCAAACTAATCCCGTCCGCCGCGCTCCTAGGGTTATTTGCGATCGCCCTCATCAACCTCCTCCCTGCCGCCAACGGCAAACCACAGGCACCCAAATGCATGTCACCGGACGCTGAGGTGTGTCGAATGTTGGCAGAGTGACTATCCAAAAAGTAACAGCCCCCTTAGACAAAATCCAAGGAGGCTGTTATCATTTTGAAGTAACCCTTGTAATCAGCAAGGATTCGCAAAAACATTCGCAAAAACAAAGATAAATTGAATATAACATTAAAACCACAAAAAGCGCAACTCACCTTCTCCGAGAAATTCAAGGTTGAGTGTATCGATGGCAGTGCGATCTCGGAGAGTGTTTATAACGCCGCCATTGATTTTATTGAAGATACGGGGCGCTGGGAGTGCCACGAGGCGCTCAACCTAGAAGTAAAGCGCGAGTGGCAAACCCGCAAGCCCCACAATTTTGACACCCTTGCAGTGTTTCGCAATGAAGACGGAACAATCTGGCACAGCAAGGCCCAAAATCCTATCATTGATTTTGATGGCAGGGAGCGACGATATCAGGCTCCGGCAGGGAACGGGTCGCGGCTGTTCTTGCCTGCGGTGCCTATTGGGGTGTGGGTACGCATTGCAGAGAAAAATGGATTAGAGGAGTCCTTGCCTGACTGGGTACGAAAAGCACCCCCTGACGCACAGTCCTCTGTGATAGGGGGCATCAGCTTTTGGGATTGGGTACGCCAGACTAACTGCCCCATCATCATCACTGAGGGCGGCAAGAAGTCGATGGCGCTGCTATCGATTGGATATGCAGCCGTAGCGGTCTACGGGGTCAACGCTGGCTATGGTGTGCGGATTGAGGGGGTGGAGTGCCCTCCTTTTTTAATTCCAGACCTTCAGGCATTCACCGCAACCCCTCGAAAATTTACGATCGCGTTTGACCAGGACGAAAGTGTAAAGACCCGTCAAAAGGTTTCTAGGGCCGCCATAAAAATGGGGTTGATGCTAGAGGCTGCGGGCAGCAAGGTTCAGCTTGCTGAGTGGGATTCAGCTTTAGGGAAGGGTGTCGATGACGTTGCAGTGTCCAGTGGCGCTGCAATGATCGACCAAATCCTTGGCGATACGTCCGTGATTAAAGACATTGAGAAAGCGGAGCGGCTAGAGAGAGCGAAACTCATGTTCTGCTGCACCCGCCCCCCTGACGTGGTGCTAAATGACAGATATTTGGACATTGCCAAACTGCCTGATTTACTGCCAGGTGGAATGATGGCAGTTTCCTCTGTGGTGGGGTCGGGAAAAACCGAAGTCCTTGCTGCGGTGATTCGCAAGCACCTAGAAAAATATCCAGACACATGGGTCATCTCACTGGGATACTTAAACGCATTGTTGCTACAATCAGCCGATCGTTTAGACATTGACCATATTTGGCAGATTGAGCGCGATTACCCAGGTTCTCTAACCTATGGGATAGGGATGGCTAGGGGTGTTGGGATGTGCCTGGATTCCATGCTTAAGATTGACTGGGACAAGATGCCAGCGAACTCGCTGCTCGTCTTGGACGAAGCTGAGGCGATTATGGCTCATGCCCTTGAAGGGGGCACAATGGGCGATCGCCATAACGAGATCTTAGAACTGTTCCAGTCCGTCACAACGCGCTGTCTTGCAACAGGCGGGAATATCATTCTCCTAGAGGACAGTCTTACAGACTTATCTCTGAATTTTTACGAAGAATTGACAGGGGTAAGCCCCATATTTGTTCGCAACGATTGGACAAGCCCAAAGACCGCTGACTTCCAAACGGGGAACGAGCTGGGGTGGACTGAGGATAGATTGAAAGAGCTGGAATCAGGCATGAATATCATGCTCGTATCTACCTCTCAAAAATATGTGGAAACGTTTGACTATTTTGCTCGGCAGCGAGTTCCGAGCATTGGGATGATGCGGATGGACTCTACGACGAGCGATTTGATTGAAGTCAAATATTTCCAAAAGGATCCTAACAAGGCGCTCGCCGAAAACAACTATCAAGCAGCGTTGCTCAGTCCGTCTGCTCAGAGCGGGCTGAATGTGACGGTCAAGGGTTGGCACCTTCGAGCGCATTTCAACAATGGGGACACACGGGGGCAATTCCAGCAGCTTGGACGACTAAGAAATCCAGAGAGCGTCAAGATTTTTTGCAAAACTGTTGGGATGCGATTGGGGCGATCTCCCTACCCTAATCAAATTCTTAAGCAAAGCCGGATTCTTAAGCAACATACGGCTCGTTTGATTGGGCTGCGGACTGAGCTTGAAGGTGACGACGCGGCGATCGCCCGACTGAACGAGACACTATCAGATCTGGACAAAAAGGAGCTGTTCTGGGCTAAACATGCAGCTAATCTTGAGGCGCGCCGGAATCTCTCAGAAAGAGACATGGCGGTCAATCTGCGTCAGTATCTGACGGGTCGGGGCTGGACAATCAACGATGTTGAGGGCAACAAATCAACCGCCATCAAAGAGGGATGGAAGGAGGCACGTAGAGCCATTGAGAAAAGCAAGGCAGCGCATCTGGCACGCCTCCCTGGGGGGCAGGACGCAGAGACAGCGAAACGAATATTGAGCAGCGGCTCTGCAAAGTACGAAGAGCGAGTCAATGCTCAGAAGTCAATGCTCATGCTGAATCTTCCTGGGGCACCTTTGTCAGAGAAGTTTCTTCTTGATGCAGTTGTCTCTGACCGTGGTCGTGGACTGAAGGCTGCGGCCTTGGCCTGGATGACTCTCCACCCTGAGATAGCCAGCAAGGTTGATAGGGCGAATTTTAGATCTCAGTTAAACAAACCATTTTTGCTGAGATCTCGGATCACCCATTATGCCCAACAGGTCGATTTATTCAAGCAGTCGGGATTGGAGGCTATCAAGGCGGCTAGCGATGCGGGGGAAAAGATCCACGAGGATCATCCATTGGTTGTTAGTTTCAAAAGTTTTAGCTTGGATAACGCTGCGGCGATCGCTCGGGTCTTGGGGCTTCACATGCACGAGGAGCAGACCGGAATGCACATGTTTTCTAAGTTTGGGCGGCGGATTGGGCTGGGGCTAGAGTGCACGGGGCAAGTCGGGGGGAGGAACGAGCAACGTGTCAGGACTTACAAGGTGATCTCCATCCTTGAGGAATGCCATCGCAAAGAAATTTTTGATGCGCTGGAACGCAAGTGGAGAGCCGATCTTGAACCCGTGCACGTCATTTCTGGTAATACAAATCCTTATATAAAAATGACGTGCACGGAGCCAGATCCCCCGCCCTTACAGGAGAGTTTGCCCCCATTGGCCTTGGGGCAACAGGTCGAGTTCTGTCTCGATAAGTCGGTTTGCATCGTCCAGGGAGTCGAGAGTGGCGGTGCCATCCTAAAGCGGATCGACAACCCCTTCCAAACCACAACGTTTTTCGCGAAGTTTGGAGATCTGAGGGCAGTTTGATCGCGGGCTTTAACGCGATCACCCAAAAAAACTCCCCTAACCCTCTTGAGAGTATCTAGAAAATGCTAGATACTGGTTATATACCTGAAAAACGAGAAATTCTGGGGAAGATTGAGCGATCACCTATACAAAAAAGCACTCTGGGAAATGCAAAACCAGAGTGCTGGAAACCAAGGAAACGTACACAGAGGATATTACGCCGCGTCGGATAGTTTGAGGCTTGGCAATAGTTGAACCAAAGAGGCCAGCTCTTCACGAGTTGCGTCCGTGGCATTCTCAAATAAAAACTTGATTACGTCCAAAACTTTTTGATCGGTGATTTTTTCTATAATATATTTCTGTGAAAACTCATGAGGTCGTTTGCGTTCAAGCATCCAAGCGCTTGCTGTCCAGTTATGTGGAGTAGATTTTTGAGCGGCTACATTTATGTTACAAACATGTAGTATCTCCATTTGAGCGACCGCTTTTTTATAATCCCTAAAAAAGCGGACATATTGCCATGCTTGAGAATTTTCGGGGAAGTCATCACAATCGTCTAGGATTTCACCACGTTCTAGCCAAGTTTTTATAAGTGATGGATTTGTGTTGGCATTCCATCCAGCGGCTTCAAAGGACGATCCATTGCGGATTGCGTTAATAAATGCCACGTAATCGTTTGGGTGCATATCCATCCGGTACGATGTACTTTTACGTCGCTTAATTGAGCGTTCAATGGGAACAGTCCCTAATGGCATAAAATGTTTTGTAGAAGGTAACTATATTTTGGCATTTAATGGATGTTGTTGTCACAGCAAATTAAATTTGCATTGCAATCAAGAAAAGTAGAACAAGAGATTGCCAAAAATAGAAATGCCCCTGATCAAGACTGGAAACTTTGGGAGCCATACCCAATCCAGAAAAAACTTTTAGATTGTAATGCCTCATTGGTTGGGTTTGGGGGCTCAGGCGGCGGGTCAAAATCCACGGCAATCTTATTTGCATCGTATCTCAGGCATAATAAATCGCTAATAATCCGAAAAACTTACCCCAACTTAAAAGAGCTAGTAGAACGCTCTAGAGAAATGTTTAGCGGGGCAGGCGGGTCGTACAACTCTATTGATAAGCTTTGGCGGTTTGGGGCTGGCAAAAACATCGAGTTTGGAGCGCTCCAATACGAAAAAGACAAGGACAATTATAGAGGTCGTGAGCATTCAGGGCTTTTTGTTGATGAGGTTACGGAACTTCCTGGCGGATGGGCTACGCTTCAATTCTTGATGGGTTGGATGCGTGATCCTGATGAGAATCAGTTTTGCCAATGTGTTGTAACATTTAACCCGCCCTCAACACCTGAAGGGGAATGGATAAAAGAAGTTTTTGCGGCATGGATTGACCCAGAGCATGACAATCCAGCGGAGTCAGGAGAGGTTAGATGGTTTGCCAATATTGACGGCAAAGATACTGAAGTCGAGCAAACTGAACCATTCGAACTTGATGGTGAATTGATAGAGCCAATGAGCCGAACATTTATCAGAGCAACGCTCGAGGATAATGAACGGTTAAAAAACACAAGCTATCGGCAAACGCTTAAATCATTACCTGAACCACTGCGATCGCAGTTGCTTTATGGTGACATGTCGTTGCGAATCAATGATGATGCATGGCAGATTATCCCAACATCATGGGTAGAGGCGGCTTTCCAGCGGTGGGAAGCCATGCTCCCACCAGACACAAAGAAGTCCCCAATCAGCAGCATTGGGGTTGACGTGTCGCGTGGGGGGAATGACCAGACAATCCTAGCCATACGTCAAGGCTCATATTTTCAGCCCATTAAGGCTTACCCTGGCACTGCTACCCCAGACGGGGGAGCCGTTGCCGCACAGGTCGTTAAACACTACCAGGATGGATGTCGGGTCAATATTGACGTGATCGGCGTTGGGGCGAGTGTTTACGACATCCTCAAAAATACTTATCCTAATGTTTATGCTTTGGGGAACGAGGGATCGAGTAAAACAGACAAATCCAAAAAACTGGCATTTCTGAATAAACGAGCTGAGTTGTATTGGCTATTACGGGAGGCATTAGATCCTGAGAATGGCGCTAATATATGCTTACCAAAAGATAATAAATTAAAAGCTGAATTATGCGCCCCGAGGTGGTCATTGGTGCCGCCTGCGGCTAATAATGCAGGCAAAAAAGGACGAATTAAAGTAGAGAGTAAGGATGAGATTAAAAAACGAATTGGGAGATCGCCAGATAGAGCTGACGCAATTTGCTATTCATGGGACAATAGTTCTGGCGGGTCTAGCGGCAATTCAGCACCTGTTATTTGGTAATCAATTATGCCTCTTTGCTTAAAAACAATTGCCAATATGCCCCTCCCCACTGCGGGGCAATCTCGGCACAATCAAGCCGCCATTGAAGCTGAGTCAATCAGTAATGATGTGGCCTGGCTGCCTCAAATTTGGCGTACTTATTGGCGAGTACTTTGGCAGGTTGCCGATGACGTTTACGATGGACTGCATGATTACCTGACCCGGTCGCTCTACCTGATTCAGAAGCCAGGGGAGCCGGATACGGCCTATACGCTGCGATTGATTGCCTCAAGCCTTGATAATCATTATCGGGATGCTGTTGATTTTTACGCTGGGCTGTTGAGTCAGTTTGAGCCTACGGACGATATACCTGAAGCATTGTCAGCACTGTTTGACAACATCGACGGCGCGGGGAATGATTTGCAAGTGGCGCTAATGATGGCAGACAAAGAGATCCTAAAGAAGGATAGCTGCTTGCTGTTTATCGACCCTGGGGAAGGCGTTGAGAATGAAGCGCCACGACTGCGGATTATTAGCCTGAGTGAGATTTATTCCCCCATAGTTGAGAAACAAGGCGACAAGTATGTGATGTCCCAATTGTGCATCCATCGCAAGGTTCAAAAACGCGACGGTGACTATGGGGTGAAAGATGTTGATCAGTATTGGATGTATCGCGCTGGTGAAGTTATTGTTTTTGAGCGATTTGAGAAAAAAGACGCGCAGGGCAAAGATGCGATCCTTGAGGTTGAACGCCGTCCATTGCTGAAAGCCGATGGCATGCCCTTAATGCAGGCACCTGCTGTTTGGTATTCATGCGGTGGGGGTGTCCCCCTTCATCCAGAAACGCCACCTTTTCACCGCCTGCTAGAAATCAGTCTGAAGCAGATGAATAAGGTTAGTGAGCTAGACGATGCAGAAGGCAAAGTCAATACTATTACCCCTTATCGCCTATGGCCTGATGATGTCCCCCAACCATTGCCACCGTTGCGCCTTGGGGCGAATGCCGTCGCGGATATGGGGCAAGCAGGCCAGGGGGCAAAGATTGGGATGCTTGAAGCGACTGGAAATGCTATTGAGTTAACCCATAAACGCAATCAAGACCGCGTCGAACAGATGAAAGAGTTGAGCCGATCATTTATTGGTGGTCGGTCAACACTGACCGCGACTGAAGCCAATCAAAATGACTCGCGATCTAAGGTCAACTTGCAGCTTGTTGCCAATCAGAAGGAGAGCACTGTACAGGAACTTTTCAGGCTGATGATGCAGTTTATTGACCCAAATTTTAAGCCTGAAGAGTTCTTGGGCGGCATCAAAATCTCTGATGAGGCGTTACGCGCTCCGGTCAATGCTCAAGATATCAAGGGTATCCAAGATGGCTATCTGACGGGCTGCTATAGTCGAAACTATATGCTTCAAAAGCTTAAAGAAGTTGGGTTTCAGCCTGATAGTATTGATTTTGAGGAAGAGTTAAATACGATTGATGGAGTCGTCGCATAATGCCATTTACGTACCCTGCCGATCAAAAGCGTCTTTGGAATCTGTTCAATGTCCAGCGGCGCGATGAGCTACTACAAAATAGCCGCAGTCAACTCTATCGACTTATGACAGATCTAGAATTTTTTGACACAAAAAACGGTACGACATTAGTTGATGACGTGCTGGTAAAGATAGATGAGCTAGACGCAGTCGACCTCAAAATCATTGACTGGCTATCAAGCCCAACCCCTCGAACGATAAAAGCTGAGGATAGCTACCTTGAAGGATCCGTTGAGTATGACGGGCAAAGCCTACTCTCTATCTGGCAATTGCAGCGCGATAGTTTGCTACAACAACTCAAGGGGCTGATTGACCCGTGCGGGTGTTTTACTGTGCAATATGGATACGCTGAAGTGATTGCAACTTAGGTATGAATAAACCTCAAGGGCGCATTGCAAAGTTCAGGGTAAATCATTTGTGACAAAGCAAGACATTGTGATTCCGGCAGGGACTGTTTTAGAGAAAATCAAAGCAGTATCTTATGGATCGCCACACTATGAGGGGTATGTCGCGGTTGGGAATGATCATACGGCATTTTTCCATGTAGACATTGACAATATCAAAGAGTTCCCTGAAGTTTTTGAGCAGGCAAATGGAGAACCCTAAGCCATCCGGCGAACCAATCCCCCTAGCAGAATTAGCCGAGCGGTCATTGATAACACGGCAGGATATCAGTCAGGCGATCGCCAAAGGAACGCAAAAGTTCAAGGACTGGTTAAGTGGACAGCGAACAAATTAGCGTTTTAGAGAGTGAATTTTTTGCCCTTTCAAGCAAATTTGATACGCTTGCTACTCGACTGTTTACGGGAAAGATTGACGTTCCCACTTTTGAACGATCGCTAATTTCTGAGTTAAAAGGTGCAACCATTCGAGCTTATGTAGTGGGGGCAAATGGCACCCCCACAGCAAAGCATTACGGCAGCTCGGGGCTTCATCTGAGGCAGAAATATGCTGATCTGCATCGATTGACTGAGAAGATATCGCAAGGGGCATTGTCCGAGGCACAGATTAGGGATAGATTGAGTCGTCATGCTCGATCAATTCAGACGGCAGCGGCGCGGTCTGAAAAAATCACAATGGCATTGGCTGGGTTTGACATTGCAAAACGAACGCTAGACCCGCAGGCAAAGCATTGTAAAAGTTGCCTAAGGCTTGTCACTGACGGGTTTGAGCCTATATCAAAAGTCACCCCACGCGGCGTTAATTGTGAGTGTGGCAGTCACTGTCGATGCCTAGTTGTCTACAAAAAAAGCGGCAATCCACTAAATCCTTTAGGCCTTGCCGATGAAATCCTCCGACTGGATCGAGAAAACTCACTATCCGACGATAAGCTATTAGCAAAAATTGAGTCACTTTTAGGCGCTAAAAAGCGCAGGATTAGGCGATCTGATAAAGGTTTTGGTACAGTATGAGTATCCTGAAAATCTCGAATAACTAAACGGTATATGGCAACTTACAATGTTTTTGACTATTTAGATCAAGCCCGACTAATCCGGTCAACTTCTGAGAAAAAGTGGGCAGCATTAATCGGCTGGAAAATGGAAGGCGACGGAGAAACACCCCCGCAACCTCTATCTACGCCCACTACTGGCGATGACCCCGCAGCGCGAAAGATTGAAGAACAGATCAAAGTTTTAGAAGCGACTTTAGCCAAAGAGCGCCAAGAGCGTAAAGCCGCTGAATCAGAGGCAAAGAAAGCCCATCAGTACCGCACTGCCTTAGGGGAACTTGACCCCGCACGACTGGATGAAATCCATTCAGCGCTTGACCTTCAAAAAAAGCACGAAGAGACTTTAGCGAGAGCTAAAAGTGAGGCGATCTCAGAACGCGATCAGCACTATACTGCTCAGATAAAAGAGCTATTGTCCGCGAAAGAACAAGTTGTACAGGAGCATAACGGGCTTAAGAAACGGTTAGCAATTCAGCGCTATTTCACTCAATCTGAGGTAGCTGGACGCCCATCTGAGCTTGAATCATTCATCAACCTTTGTGGCTCTCAGTTTGAATATGATCCTGAAACCGATCAAATCACAAAGGTCAAAGATTCTTCTGGGCAAGAAATTTTTATTGGCGGGAAGTCTGCAACGCCTGCTGATTTAATGCTGCAATTGCGTCAAGGGAAACAGGGCTTTGCTATTCAAAGTTGTTTTACGCCTTACAACCAATCCAGCGGTGGCGGGTTGCCTCTGACTGGTGCAAATGGGCAGCCTGTAGGTGACTGGCGACAGCTTAGCAAAGAACAAATTGGCACTTTAGCTTTCAGTCAGTCGAAAAACTGATAGAGTATAGAGAATATTGTTTTGATTTAAGCAGGGTGCGATGCCCTGCTTACTCCCAAAAAAAATAGGCGCGATGCCTACATATAGTTTGTGAGGTGCGATGCCTCCAACTAAAGCAAACCCCATTTACTCAGGTAATCTGACATGGCAATGACTTTATTGGAGGCGGTTAAGGTCGCCAACATTGACCCCCTCAAGTATTTATTGATTCAAGAATTTATCGAAGGCGAACTTATTGCCTCAATTCCTTTTCAGGATGTTCCTGGCTCTGGTGTTCACTACAATCGGGAAGACACTCTTCCTGGTATTGGATTCCGTGGCTACAACGAACCTCATGAAGAATCTGTAGGCATTCTCAATCCTGAAAGTGAAGCGCTGAAATTGTTCGGCGGCGATCTTGACGTTGACAAGGCCATCGTTGACATGCAAGGGCCGCAATCACGAATTACTCACACGCTTCTAAAAGCCAAGGCGGCTCGAATGTCGCTTGAGCGGACGATCATTAAGGGTGACTCGACTAGCAACCCTAAAGAATTTGATGGCTGGCAGAAGCGCGTCACAGGCACTCAGCTAATCTCTAATGCTGCTGCGGGTGGTGCATTAAGCCTGAACAAGCTAGACGAGGCTATTGATGCCGTCGATGCGCCTGGAGGGACTAAGTTCCTTGTGATGAGTCGCGCTCAACGACGCAGACTTACACAAGCAGGCCGGAATACTTCGGTCGGTGGCTATATCACCACCGAACAGGATAATTTTGGTCGCAAATTATCGTTCTATCAAGAGATCCCAATCTTGACGGTGTTCAAAGATAATCTTGCAAACGACATCATGCCTTACACCGAAGCGTCGCCCGATGCCACTACGACTGCCAGTACATCAATCTATTGCGTTGCATTTGGTGACATGTTGGTGACTGGCATCCAAGGATCTGTTGGTGGCACTTACGGAATTTCCGCTAGAGACTTAGGGGAGCTTGACGTTAAACCAGTGTTCCGTACTCGTATGGACTGGTACGTTGCGCAGGCCATTTATAACGGTCGCGCAATTTCTCGCCTTGCTGGGATTACTGATGCTGCCGTAGTTAGCTAGTATTCCGAGATTTTCAGGAAATTATCACGGAGTCTTAAATCATGCCTATTTCTACTATTGCGGATCGTCAAGGCAGCTCATACGACGCTTTGACTGTTATTCGTCCGATCACTTCTGCTGCAATTTCTGTAACAACTAGCGAGACTGGGATTGCTAGTCCTGTTGCAAACTTTGAGGACATTTATGCAGTTCTGCAAGTAAGGGCAATCTCTGCCTTTGTTGCAGGGACAGCGACCTGGAGTTTTGCCGTTGAGGTCTCTACCACCTTGGGCGGCACTTATACCCCTGTAGGCAGCATTACGCTAACGTCTGGGGCTGCTAACGATTACCTAATTCCCCTGAATGGATATACGATTCAAAAGTTAGTGCCCAACGCCGGATTTGTTCGGGTGACTGCAACAAAGACGGGCACCCCAGGCAACCTGACCTATTCTGCTTATTTGTCTCCTGAAGCTTGCTAGGTAAAACGATGGATTCTATTGTTTTGTACAAAGATGGGGCGGTTTCTCCGCCCCTCCATCCTATTGATGTGGCAGGATGGATAGATTTGGGCTGGTCAATCAGTCCAGAAATTGAAGTTAAGATTCCTGAAAAAGTTGCAGACGAAAAGCCTGCAACAAGAAGGGCTAAGCCCGAGGGCTAATACAATGCCAATATATGAGTCCCTAGGCGGGCCTACCAAGTGGGTTAATTTGTACCCTGTTTTGAGTGCTGCTGATATTCCAGCTCCAGCGCAGCAGATTGGAGAGGGTGATGAGCTACCCGTGGACGATGCGCTTTTTGGGCTATTCCACCTAAAAGCCCATCCAGCTTTACCAGATGGGCTTTATCGATATGCGGATGGGCTTTGGATCCAGGGTTAAGCGTTATACTTTCTCCCGCAAAACGGGCAGTAAGCTGGTAGCATATTTATTGGCTTCCCCCTCTTCTTAGAGTCAACTTTTCCAGTTGATATTACAACCGTGTCGCTTTTGTTTGATAGCGATAGAGCAACAATTAGTTCAGTGTTGCGCTCCTTCAATTTTTCGTTTATTTTATTGATGCAGTCACACATAAATCACTCCAACTTTTTCAACTGATCTTCAAGGCGCTTCATTTGAGCCTCAATTTTTTCTCTTTGGCTTGCCTCCCCTATCGCTAGATCACCATGGGCGATCTCCCTCAGGCATCACAAACTCGTCGGGCATATTCCCCGTATTAGGGGCAAGGCATGGGGGTGCCTCCCTAGAATGCCCCCTTGATCTGAATCCCCCCAACTGAGGGCCATACGCGCTGCCCAGACCTGATGGGCCGTCCATCCACCGTGGCGCTATTAGGCTGCTCAAAAGTGACGCGCCCAGGGTTGTAGGGGCTGTGTGGAGACTTCCCTAGAAATTGCTGAAATTGGTATTCGGTTGCAGGAATCAACACGATTCGCACGCCCTGAGGAGATGTGATCGCCATCTGCCCAGTGTTTGCGATCGCCTTATCGCCATTGGATGCTTCTACCTGTACCGCTGCACTACCAACCGCAAAATAGGTCGTATCACCATCGTTTTTAATCCCCATACTGAGCGGGGGAGGGGCCGGAATGCCCTCAAGCTGAGAGATTTTGTAAGTTGCCCCCTTAACTGGATAGTAAGCCAGTTGGCCTTTTGAGTCCACCGTTATTTGAGTTGTAGGATTGCTGGGATTACGAAAAAACAACAGCGAGGAATACCGAGGAAATACGCACCATTTCGCCTGAGATAGTTTCAATTTCACCATTAGGCCGCCCTGGGCATTCGTTTCGGTTCGCCGAACATCCACTTTGGTACAGCCTTTGGATAGGTGCGTTCCAGCGCGGAATGGAAATTCAACAGTGGCAGTCCCGTTAAATTTATTTTCGTAGAATTCCAGCGGCATTACAGTCCAACCGACTTTTACGCTGCTATTTTTTGCCTGAATTACCTTTAGCGGGAGTGCTAGGGCGATCGGCGCTAACGTCAATGTTGCTACCGTCAGGGTTGCGCTCGATAGCAGGAGCCGTAATGTTTTGGATTGTCGAATCACCGGAGAAGTCTGGCGGCGAAACGATCTTTGCTGCAACCAATCCCGAATAGATAACCCCTCCCCAAAACCCAAAACTCGTAGCGCCTGCGGCGATTTTCCCGACTCGTGATTGGCCATAAATCCCCTGGAATAAGTTGACTGTACGTTCAAAGATCGTCAACAGTAAATGAGCAACTTTGTTGACCCGTTCTTCAGGCCCAGCCCTCGCCTGAACCATCACACGTTGTTTTTCTACCGCCAGATTTAATTGTATCTCTTGCTCTGCCAGATAGAAAAAAGCGATGGGGAAAACTTCCGTGCCAACCGAAAGAGCGCAAACATCGAACATTAGCAAAATAGGTGAACCTTCTGCTGTTCGAGCTGGAACCGCTCGTTGTTTGCCCTCAGAATCGCGGCCCATTGCAACGGGGGCGGCGTCTTTGCCTGCCTTATTTTTGCGAGCAAGTTGGGTCATCATGCCGTCCACTTGCAAGCTGTGGGAGTGGGTTGTTTTGCCTTCGGGAAGGAAAGCAGAGAGTGATTTGCTTAACGATCTTGACTCAGTTGTCTTTAGGATTTCTTCAGCGGTCGGGTCTAGTCTAAGGATTGTGTGATCGTGCCCCAGGACAATGTACCCAACGCCATACGTCTCAATGGCTTTAGGGTAAAACTCTCGGACTGCGTCGCTGATCTCTTGTCTTGTGGGCACGGGTCAAATCTCTAAAACTTTCAACACTACAAATATAGGCCATAGGAGGGATGCAGCGCCTTCTAAGATACATGCGACCCTGCCTTTTGCTGCATATCGATGTCGTAGCAGTGCTCGGTATTGGATCGCAGCCCCAACAAACCAGATTGAAAGCCAAAATTGGATCACTGGCGCGACCTCCAAAGGATACTTTTTGGGATTTTGCCACACTCCTTTAGGTTGGGGCACTCAGCAGCTTTTCCGCTCATGGCGTCGCAGTCGAAAAAGGCAGGGCATTTTGTGGGGGGTGGGCATGCTTGCACAAGTTGGTCTTCTTCTAGGGTTGTCACGAGATCGCCTAGTCCTCAACCTGTGCTGTCAATATCTCAATATCAAAATCATTGGCACGAATACCAATAATGCGAGTATCTGAGTTGCATCCACGGCATGCAACGTAAACTTCGCTATCGCTATCCATTGTATATGTCCCCCCTTTCCATCCTTCAAATTTCTCGGAATAAGCTTTTTCAATTTCTTTTAGAAAATCACCCGCTGTTTTGCCGCTGCCGGAATATTCCCCGCTGTACTGAATACAGAGATTGCTGTAGTTCCCCCTGTACGAGTCAAAAGTTGTCGGGTAGGCTCTCCCGAACGAAAAATGGATGTAAGCCTCAGCCCCTTCTTTATGGCAAGAGATGGCAGATTTTAGCTGCCATTTAATCTCCCCAAGCTTGAGCGGCACTGGATCATCAATTAGGTTTGCTAAATCCGCGCCAAACTCTTGAAACCGTGTGATAACTTCGTGTGAGTCCATTTATGCGATCGCCTCCATAACTTCACTTACACTTTTCTTCGCCCATGCTGTATTGTATGCCAACCTAGGCCCCATGCCTTGCCAAATCAGCCACGATGCATACCGACGACGAGACAGTCCCAACTCGTCTTTATTATCGTAGAGTTGCAACGCGGCTCCGACTTTATCCCAATTTTTCCATTGCTCTGAAGATAGTCTCTTATCTGATCAGTCATACGAAGGCGAGCTTCATCCTTAAGAGCATCCCGATACACCATCCGATCTAAATCGGACTGCAACGGATTCTGACCCGTGGTCATCCAGGTCATTACCCACCGTGTCACAAGAACGGCAAATTTAGCGCTGCACCATTGACCACAATGGATAGCAACTTGAGGATGTCCCCACGTTCCTCCACTACGACCTGTTTTTACCTCGACTAAGTTAACTATGGGAATTCCCATAGTTTCCGAAAGCTCATTC